CAGCACCGGTCGTGGTGAGCGAGGTGAGCATATCGGTGACGTTGACCGCACCGGCTCCCGAAAGGGACTGAACCGTGGCGAAGACATCGCCAGTCAGGTTGCCAACGATATTGCCCGTGAACGTGCCAACAAAGCCGTTCTGTGAAACTACCGGGCCGGAAAATGTAGTAGTAGCCATTTCAATTCCTCACATGCGAGTTGTGTTTACCAGTCTGCATGTCGTCAGTCGGGGCTGTCTGGTAAACGAAATTTTTCCCGATAACGACTGTATATCACTAAAAAAGAGGGGCTACAAGCATTGCTACTTGTAACCCCCCAACTCTAGCCCTCTAGGAGAAAGCTATCAGGACGCGCCCGGCGAACCGAACATGCCCAGCGGATCCGACCAGCCGAAGCTATAACGCTCGCGGCTCTTGTACCGGACGTTGCCGGTGTCGAAATCTCCGTCCATGCTGTTCGCAAGCGGGGTACGCACGAAGTGCTTCATGCCGTTCGGAACGTCGGTCGTCAAGAACCAAGCGTTCGGGTCGGTCAAGAAGTGGTTCACGGTGTAACCGCCCGGAATCGCACCCATCGCCTTCAGCGCGTTGATGTCGTTATCAGCGGTCGCAACACGGAGTTCCGTGTCGAGGAGTCGCTTGGAAACGAACATCAAGGCCGGGGGAACGATGAGCTTGTTGGGCTTCGCCGCGATCAAGAGACCACGCTCGTCGGTCCAACCAGCGATCTGAATGACAGCCGCTTCCAACGAAGTTTCGTTGAGGTCAGAAGCCGTCAAACGGTTGCTGTTGACACCGCCCGAGATAAGCGGATGCGAGGCCGAGAACAACGGCTGGCCGTCACCGCCCGTGTAGGCAGCAGCGAAACCATTGTTCAGAACCGACGCAGCCTTAACTTGCTTCGTGTACGCCATAGCGCGAGCAAGAGCCTTCGTATAACGCTTGCTGAGCGAGTCGTACAGGTTGTCCTCAACCGCCTCTTCCGTGATGGAGAAGCCGAGAGCAATCGTCTCGTGGTTGTAACGAGCCGTCCAAGCTTCCTGCGCGTTATCGTACGCAATGGCTTGGCCTTCCGGCTTGACCGGGGCAGCGGAGAATCCGCTCAGCTTCGTCTCTTCTTCGAAGGAACGCTCGGAGGTCTCAGTCTCGTAGATCTCCTTGTGCTCTTCGCCGTACTGCTTGTACTCCAGACCGAACAGGGCGTTCAGGCCGGGAAGCAGCTCTTTCAGTAATTGTGCACGTGAAATAGCCATTTCTTAGAACTCCCTATTAGGTGCCCGACGCGTTGTTATACGCGTGGTACCCAGCGTTGAACTTGACGATGAACTCGACAATGTTGCCGCTGCTATTCGCAGTGTCCACCACCACATCAACCACACGGAACGGCAACGAGGTCGTCACGTTGTTGATGTAAATGCCCATCTTGCTGTCGCCCGTGATCGAAGAACCCGTATTGAGGACGAGTTCCGCGTTCGTGCCAAACGAGTTGGCGCGGGAAACATAAGCCGGGAGGAGGCCGCCAGAAGTGCTGTCCGCAACGTTGCTCGTCACGTTAACAACCTTGTAGAGCGCGTTCGGATCATCCGAGACGTACGCAACAATGTCGTCAGCCACAACACTACCGGGGTAGTACTGCGAGAAGAGCTTCTGCTTCGTGGTCGGGTTGGTGTACGAACAGCCGAGGAACACACCAATAACACCGTTAACCGGCGAGGCATTGTTCTGGAGGGTCGTAATGATGACATTTCCCGACGAGTTCAACTGAACGACATCACCGTTGTAGATAGCGGTGCCGTAGTTGCTCCCAATCGGAATCTGTCGCGTAGCACCTGCAAACGGCAAGCCGCCGATCAAATTGACCGGTTTCAAGCCATAAGGTGCATCAACAGTGGGATAAGCCATTTGATACTCCTAAAATGAATTTATTTACCTTTGCCAAACGAGACCGTCGTTTTCCGCTCATTAAAGAGGGGCATACGCTCATCGTTCAGCCTCATAAAGTTATTGTCCACAGACTGCATCTGAGACTGAGCCTGCTTAGCGTAGTAGCTGTCACGCTGGCCCATTAACTCAGCCGGAGCCTTACAAAGCAATAACCCGCCAATCTCAATGTTGTCTTTAAAACGACTATTGGGATCAGCTTGCATCATCAACTTGGGTTGTTCAGAAGCCTTAACCGGCTCCCATCCTTCCCGAAATTTTGCAGACGTATTAGAGGGATCTGCTTGACCCATAATACTGGTCCGAATCCAGCGGAACACCCAACCATCTTGAGCCTCCGGTTCAGGAAGCGTTTGCGGGGGAGTCCACGCCATTTTGCGTTGCGCGGATTCTCGGTTTTCGAGTTCTCGTGCGAGTCTATTTTCAGCCATTGTCAGTCTCCAGTTTCATAACTTCACGTGCGTACTGTTCGTTGCTCAATCCCAAACGCTTGGCAATTGCAACTTGAGTCGGTGTCAGGCGGACCTGACGCGGCGCGGTTCCCCGCGTTACCGGAGCTACAACGTTAGCTGGTTTTGTGCGAACAGGTTTTTGGGCCTGTTTCGTTTGAGGTTGCTCTTCCTCGTCATCAAATGACTCTGGAAAACGCTTCCTCATAGTGTCATCGACTCGGCGGTAATACTCGTCTGAACGAGGATCAACACCTGACCGGACCAATTTTTCATGCAGACCCAGCGCGAGGGCGGTCATCTCCTCGTCTACACCAAACCACGTATTTCGTTCCCGCCAAGCTTCGGCCTTTTTATCGACCTGAACTTCCGGGGCTTGTGGCTGGTATACCGGAACCTGTTGATTCTGTTCTACACTTTCTTCTTCGCGTTGTAAAGTGGGCTTCACTCTAGCAATGCTCTGAAGCTTCAGTTTGGCATCTGTGAGGGCTTCCTGAGCTTCCGTAATACGGCCCGAATCGCCGCTGTCATACGCCTGCCGGAGCCGATCTTTTGCCGAAGTAAGCTCCATCGTAGCCATCTTTTCGGCTTCTTGGACGGCGGCACGTTCACTCGTACCGACCCGCTGCTTAAGTTGGCGAATCTCCTGCTCACGCAATTGAGCGAATTTAAGAGCTTCTTCTCGCTCTCGTACGGCACGTTCCTTCTCTCGGCGCTCGTCGTGCCAGACCTTTTTCATCTGGGAGAGGCGTTTCTTAACCTTCTCCGAGTACTCATCAAGGTCGTCGTTTTCTAACTCCTCCACCATCTCTTTAGGGAGGGGCTTGCGGCCTCGGTCCTCTGGCGGGGTATCGTCCTCAATCTGGACTTGGATACTATCTTCCGCTTCCGGGGCCTCCGTAGGCTGCTCTATCTCGTCCGGAAACTTATATTCTTCTTGCATGGTTTACTCCTTAAACGCGACGGATACCACGGGGATCGTCAACAATTGCTTCCACCGTGTCGTCGTTAATGATGCGGAACTCACGTCCGTGGATGACCAAACGGGTACCGGCATAGGGGCGGGTCAACACGAAGTCGCCCTCCTTACACCAAGCGCCAGTCGGGAAGCGGTCCTTATCGGTGTAGCAAAGGTCACCCATCTTGATGACGAATAGGACGACCGTAGTCAGTTCCTCCGTCCTCTTGGTGTCCTCGGCTTTGATAATGCCGCCTTCGTATTCCTCTTCTACGTGCGGGACTGCACAGAGGATTCGATACCCTTTCGGGTCTGGCAGTTGCGAGGCTTTCTTTGCCTCCTCCTGCGTCTTCTCAATATCAATATTACTCATCGTCGCGCTCCAAGCGTTTTGCAAGGTCTCGGATATGGTTCTTTGCGAGGTCGAGACCCTGAAGTGCCCCACAAAGCCGTTTGTATTCCGCCTCGTTCAATTTGCCTTGAATCAAGGTTTCTACAATTAAAGTGCGCTCGTCTTGGAGTTTTGAGTCCAAGTATTCCAGAGCGTTTGAATAACCCATCTAGTCCTCCTTTATTTAGCTCCCGGCTTCTTTGCCGGTTGCACACTCTTCACTCGTTCAATCAAGGATTTCTCCTTGCTTTTCGCAATATCCACTCCGATCCGGAGACCCTCCGTCTCCATCCGTCCGGCCTGCTCGGCCTTATGCTCTTCAATCTCGGCACCGAGTCGTGCCGCCTCAAGCTGCTGACGCCCAGAGATTTCGGCCTCTCGGAGTCGGTTTGCGTCTTCTTTTGCCGCCGCATCGAAGAGGTCTTTCTGCTGTTTGCGAGCCAACTCGCCCTGCTGAATCTGCGCGTCCATCTGCGCTTTCATCTGCTTGGTCTGAGCCTCCATCTGCTTGATCTGCAGGTCCATCATCTGCATTTGCACGAGCGGGTCTTGAGCCTGCTGCATGGCCTGCTGCATCTGAGCTTCTGCCTGATCCTTCTGGAGCAACTTGTTCGCAGCGGCTGCCACCAACGGGGCTAATTGCGCCTCGATTTCTGGCGGCAAGTCGTACTCGTCGTTGTCGTCCTGCGGGAGTGGTGGTAGTGCCGCACCCAGTTGTTTCTCGATGTCCCGGCGATACTGGAACGCGATGTGCTCCATAATGTGAGCTTGCAACGATGCCGTGATCTGCTGCGCCATCGGATTTTGTCCGATCATCTGCGCTATCTTCGGGTCCTGTCCCAACGCCATGTGCACCGCGATATGCGCCTCATGGTCCTGATAGATAAACGCCTTCAGTGGCTTACCTGTCAGTGCATCCATGTTTTCGGTGACGGGGTCGCGAGGCTTCTGATCGTCCGGCATTGGGACCAGCTTCTCCGCGTTCTTAACTCCAAGCACCTCGATCATCTGGCGATGGAGGAACGGAAGGTTGTATAGCTGCGGGGCTTGTTGGGCCAACTGCATGACAGCCTGATACTGCACAACCTTCTGCGACATCGTTGCCGCGTTTGGATCAGATACCGGGATGACATCGACGTTGTCGTAGTCGGATTTCTTTGCCTTGCGGGTTCCGACTTCCGGCTCGTAGCTATACTCCTCTGGCGTATAGTCTCGGATGATCGCAGCGAGGAGCTTGAACTCCTGCTTCATCGCGTAGTAAATGCGGGCCTGAACAGCCGACATTACCTTAAGAACGCGCTCCAAAATAGCCAGCGTCGTGCCGACCGGAGCCTGCGAGGACATGTCCGAAACCTTCAGATCCGACACCGCAGCGAAGCGGCGTCCCTCTTCAACGATTCGATCCAACATCAAAGCCAGAACTTGGCTCGGCTCCTTGTACGGAAGCGGCAGGATGTTGTCTTTGACCGCACCGCTTGGTACGTCTACGTCGCGCCATTCTCCCGGAGCAATAGGCGTATCGTCTCCCTTAATTCTAAGCCCGCGTGACTTGAGACCGCCCGGAAGGTTGCTGAGGGTTCCTGCGTCGACAAGCTGCCTAAGAAGTGATGTAGCAGCCTTAGAGTGTCCACCGATAAGGTGGATGAGACCAAAGTAGTAGAACCCGAAGCCGGGGATGTAACCATAATGAACAAAGTGCTGTCGCTTGGATTTGAGTTTGTCATCTTCTTTCCAGTTCCTACGAATCGCTAGAACCGTCCCCGTGCCCTTCTCAATTGTAATGACGTAAGGCAATGCTATACCGGTCTCGTGGTTGTCATCGTCCACATCCGGATAACCCGGCAGGTCGAGGTTCACGTGCATCTCAAGCAACTGGAACCGGTCATCCATGCTCGCGCTGAAGCCTTGATCTTCAGCCTTCTGCTTCTCCACCTCGTCCATGACGCGAACCGGATCACCCAAGTCCACATCACGATAGAACCCAGCGTACTGAAGCTTCACCAACTCGTTCTTCGTCTTACGCATCTTGTGCGTAACGCGCTCAGCCGTCTCCAAGTTCGCAGCACCGTAGGGCACCACGATATCCTCAGCCGGGATATAGACCGCGATCTGGCGATTCAACGAAGGATCAAAGTAAATCTTCTTGAACGAGTTACCCGCGAGGGCAAGGCTCAACAACATGCGCTCGTGCTCAGGCCGGTACTCAGGCATCTGCTCCGTGAGCTTGTAGTTCATGTCGTCCGCAACGCGGATCGCAGCGTCCTTCTTCTCCGGGGTCTCTTTGCCGATGATCTTGGCCTTGACCGGACCCATCGCTGGGAAGGTCTCCATGATCGTCTCGGACTGGAACTTGACCGCGCTTTCCATGAGCAGGGGGTGGTACACACCGCACGCACCGGGCCAAGGCTCCGTTCTCTCCTCGTAGCGAATGCCGAGGATCTTCAAACCTTTGATGTAGGTGTCGAGCCAATCCTTGCGGGAAGCTAAGTCCTGCTCGTATTGACCGAGCAACTCAGAGGCGATGGACTGAAGCTCATTCTCACCGATGTACTCGGCAAGGTTTGCATTGAAGTCTTCTGCTCTGGGTGCCTCGTTTTCAAGGCTAATCTCTACTCCGTCCTCAAACGGATCTTCGATCTCAATCTCGATCTCAATCGGCTCCACCTCAGCGGCAAGGACCGCGATACCTTGGGGAGCCTCCATCAAACTTTTATCGACGGCCATTTAAATCTCCTAATAAAACCCTTTGCCTCTGTTGCTCTTGAACCACTTGATGGGTTCTGGCTCGTCAGAGGGAAGTCGAATAAACCCACCCTGCCTGAAGCGGATGAGTGCCAATGTTGTAGCGTCCACCAAGTCGTCGTGCGTACCTGCCGGAAAATCATTACATTCTTCAACGACTTCCCACGCCCAGCGACGGTCAGGCACCCAGACTATACCCGCCGCGAAGAGGTCCGTCACCGCGTTCACTCTGGAAATCTTGTCCTGTCCCTTACCCGGGGTGAACTCCGATATCGGTACGCCCATCCGCCGCATCTCTTGGTAGAGCGCCGCGCCGTTAGATTTCTTCTCAACGATGAAGCTATCTGGGTTCCAATCCTTGTACTGCTCCAGCACCAT